GCTATACGTTTACTTAGACTATAGTAAACGTATAGATATATTTATATAGGTGTTCTACTTGCCAAAAAGAAACACACCAGTTATCCACAGGTTATCCACAGACTTATCCACAGGCCAATTTGACAACAAAATCTATTTCTCAAAATAGTTGTTGACTTTGTGTATTCTGTGAACTATTGTGCGCGTGTGCTGATGCACATTATCCGTTTCCTAATCAGGGAGGTTCACATGATTTACACCCTTCAGGATCAATTCGATCCTCGTCAAGACACAGACCTAATCGACCGTATTCGCTTGCAAGAAGCTGCTGCACAAGCTGCACTAGACCGTGCTAAAGAGTCCGTTCATCACCTGTCTGCTTCCGTCCTACGCTTGAAAGAGCGCCGTTTCCAACTGATCGAACTCGACGCCTAATCCGTTATTCCATCCATCTAGGGGCTTATCCATGACTTATCTAAAAGACATCAAACTCTGTGTTGATTGCTATTTCTATGGCAATGAACACGGTCAGAAAGACCGTTGCATCAATCCTGTTACCACGCAAGTAAGCCTTGTTACTGGCAAAGAGGAATTCCCGTATTGCTTTGCTCAACGCCAGTCCTTCAGAGATGGCGACTGTGGGCCTAAAGCCATTTACTTCGTCCTGCACACTGAGAACCAGATTGCCAGAGAGAAGGCTAGGCAGGAGTTCGAGGAGGCCATGCGTGATAGCCCCTTCTGAGCGCGACATGATCGCTAAAGTCCTTAAACAAGGCGTAGAGGCCATTCATCGCTGGTGGGCTAGGTCAGTATTCACCATCGCTCTAGCCGTGCTTGGCTACTACATTGGCACTGTCCAAACTGAGAGCCGTATAGCCGCTGATTGCCGCTTTGCTGCGGCCTTCAGAGTGGACATTCAGGCCTTCACTTGTCAGAGGCGGTTATGAACAGAGATGACATAGTTAAATGGGCGGCAGAAGCCGGAATCATGCCTCCGAATTGGGGTGCGACTGAAAACCAATGGAGAAGCCTCCATGCGTTTGCTGAATTAGCTGCGGCTTATGAGCGAGAGGAATGCGCGAAAGCGGTTGAAGATTGGCTACATGGCGACTGGCATAACCAAGGCGTAGTTGCCGCGATGATGATTCGAGAAAGGGGTGCGCCATGACTGACCGAGAACTTATGCAACGGGCGTTGGATGCGTTGGAACAAATGGCAAAGGAAGGATGGCTGCTACACGGTCCTGAAGGAATGGATGAGGCGCAGACAAAATGCATTCAATCTTTGGAAGCCCTACGCGCTCGACTCGCGCAGCCAGAGCAGGAGCCGGTGGCACAAGTAGATTACAACGAGCGAGGAAATATTTGCTGGTTGTTTGGCAAGCAAGTTCCTGACAAAACATTGCTCTACACCGCCCCACCACAGCGCGAATGGCATGGGCTGACGGATGAGGAAATATCGGAGTTAATTCGGAATACTCACAATACTGGCAGTTTTGTACGCGCCATCGAAGCCAAGCTGAAGGAGAAGAACACATGACTGCAATTGGATTCTTGTTATTTATGCACGGCCTTGTACTGGCTGGTGTTGCCAAGGTATTTAGTAATAAAACGCTATCAGGCATCAGCGGCATCATGTCTGTGGTTGGTGCGCCATTGCTGATCATCGGCATTGCTCGTCACTTATGGGTAGCTATGCCATGAATGAGGAACTGAGCAAGCTACCTTGGAACTTGACTTGTGAGATTGCCTGCCTTGCCATGTGTTCAAACATTACGTTCGAGCAAGCAGTGTACATGGCGCTGGTTAAGTACCGACAGTTTGTCCAACAAGACGATGCAGTAAGATGACTTCCGGCTTGCTTATCTTTATGGGTCTAACCCTAATCGGTGCAGGTTGTTTGCTTGCCGTGTGTGGCCTCATAGCGGCAGCTATTATGTTTTTTGATGAGGCCGATCATTGATGTATTTATCCATTATCAGGGGCTACTATGAGTGATTTTTCTCCCGAAGTAAGAAACAAGGCACTATGGTCTAACGATGCACGACGATTCGTTGAAGGCCGCGGCGGTGAAGTTTATGCCGAGAAGATTGGCGTCAAACCATTAGACGATCTATCTGACGTTGAAGCAGTGCAAATGGGTTTAGTCATGCAAGAACCCATCATGAAAGAGTTTTCACGGCGCAAACGCATTAACTTTAAAGATGCTGACTATGCCCTGCATCATCCTAAACATACCTTCCTAGCTTCCCACTTTGATTACATATCAGAGGATGGGCAGACACTCTATGAGGTCAAGAACCTAGGCATTCATCAGCGCAAGAAATATGGCGATGATGGCAGCACAGACATTGACGTAGGCTATCGCGTCCAATGCCTGCACGAATCCCTAGTCCATAACACGCCTAATGTAGTGTTAGTGGTGTGCTTTGGTGGTCAGGAAATCTGCCACTATCCGCAAACCTTTAGCCCTGATCAGTGGGATTTACATGCCAGAGAAATGGCTGAGTTTTGGGGCAGGATACAAGCCAGAAACTTTGATCCCAACACAATGGGTGACGCTGCCAAGCTGGTGTACAAAGAGGATAACGGCAGCAGCCTGTTAGCTACCGCTGACCTTGAACAAGCCTGCGAGATGCTGTCAGTTATTAAGACCCAACGCAAAGCCTTGGAAGCGCAAGAGGATGCGCTAGTAGCTAAGATTCAGGGTTACATGATGGAGTCAAGCCAGCTTGCTACCTACGATGGCAGAATCCTTGCCACTTGGAAAGCCAGCAAGACTACTAAGTCATTCAGCAAAGACCTGTTCCGCAATGCCATGCCTGAGATGTACGAAAAGTTTGTTGTTGAACAACCCGGCGCTCGTCGCTTCCTTTTGAAATGAGGGTAATTATGAGTAACGTAATTAGTATGGGAAGTGAAGGTGCAGTCGCAACCCTTGATCCTGCTATTCAGTCATCCATTGTATTGCGTGGTGACTTGTCTGGTCTAAACGAAGATCAAAAGAAACAATACTATCTGTACCGCTGTAAGCAAGTTGGCCTTGATCCTGCCGCCAAACCCTTTGACCTACTGACCTTAAATGGCAAACAAATCCTCTACGCGAACGCGAGCGCAACTCAACAACTCTGCGCTCTTCACAAACTTTCCACTCAGATTACACATCGGGAACGTGTGGATGGAATTTACATTGTCTCCGTCCGAGTCACGGGCAGTGATGGGAGAGTTTCAGAAAATCAAGGAGCAGTGGATGTTGGGAACCAAGTCGGCGAGAGATTGGCTAATGCCATCCTTAAGGCGACTACGAAAGCGATACGGCGGTCGGTTCTTGCACATTGTGGACTTGGAATGCTCGACGAGACTGAAGTTGAAACCATTAGTGAAGCGCGAACCACACCTATGGTAGTGACTGAAGCGCCAGCACCCATCGAAGTAGAAGCTAAGGTCGAACCTGCACCGTCAGGTGTAGCTTTCATGCTGCCAAACACCGATAAAGCCTACAAGTTCTATGCCAACGACGAAGAGTTTGTCGATGGTTACTTGGCAATGGTGGATCAGATCATGGAAAGCCAGAAGCTAAATGCAGCCGAGAAGTTATCCAAGATCACGGCGCTCGAGTCAGCGAATGACTTTGTGCTTGGCATGGTGGAAGCTGATAAGCCCGTGCTGTTCGAGGTCTGGACTAAGGCAGTGAAGCAAGTGAAGGAAAGGCTGGATCACCTGATAAAAAAGGGATAAAGCCAGCCAGCGGTAAGAACCAAGGCGAGATGATTCTGAATCATTTGCGCCAAGGTAATGGCATCACTGCCTTAGATTCTCTCAGGTTGTATGGTGTGCTTAGGCTGGCGGCACGGATTGAAGACCTGAGAAAAGATGGGCATGTAATTTTGACTCAAATGGTGCGTGTTGGTGATAAGGATGTGGCACGCTATTTATTAGTGAAGGAGCAATCAAGTGGATCAAATTGAACGTAAGATGGGAACTGGCGTACTACTCAGCAACCGCAACAAAAAGAATGCTGCATCCCCCGATTGGCGGGGTGAGCTAAAGGTATCCGAACACTATGCGCCGGGTGACACAATCAAGCTGGCAGCATGGACTAAGGATACGAAGGGCGGTGCATTGATTAGCTTGAAGGAAGACACTTGGCAACCGACAAGCGCTCAAGGCCCCGGCAATGTAAACCCCTTCCCAAGTAAGCGTAGGGAAGATGGCGATATTCCTTTTTGATGGGAGATAATCATGCGTTATCTATTTGCTTTATGGTTGGCAGTAACGGCACCATTGGTGTGGGCAAGCTGCACTTACAACACTTACTGTGATCAGGGGCGCTGTGTAACCTGCACAACGTGTTGCTACGGCAATAGCTGTAACACAAGCTGCTATTAGGAGAGAATAATGCGAGAGAATTATCCAGAGGTAATGCCTATGCAGGCAGCATTAGGGATGAAAGTTGACCTTAACCCTACTGTTGAAGAGAACATTGACAGCCGGATTAATAACCTGAGAAAAGAAATTGAACGGCTTGAGCAATCAAAGATTGATTTGGCACCCCTCTTAAATATGCGTATTCGAGACATACGAAGCGCTATGGAAGTGTATTAATTTTTTTGGGGGAAAGCGGATGCTGTGAATGCGTAGGCTGATACGCCATTTGATACAAGATTCCTTATTTTGGTTGTTTCGGTCTTGTATAAATTTCCAGAAACCGGAGATCAGCACCGGCCACAGACGCAGCGAGTACCCCACCTTCTTATGAGCAAATTAGCAAGACAACGTGGCGCTAACTACGAGCGTGAAGTAGCCAATGAAATATTTGATGTGCTTGGCATTCGCATCAGGCGCAACCTGAAGCAGTATCAAGTGTCCGAGGAAGGTGACTTGATCCTTGGAAAATATCTCATTGAGTGCAAACGCAGACGCAAGATTGCAGTGTATGATTTTATGGAGCAAGCAGAGAAGGCTTGCGAGATAGGTCAAATACCCCTTGTGATCATGCGCGAGGATGGCGGGAAATCCCTAGCCATGCTTCGACTTCCAGACTTGCTGACTCTGTTAGGTAACGAATTTACCCCCCATCAGCCACAGGATGATTAGGAGCGTTGCGGGGCGCAGCGTCACTGTGGCACGCCCCACTTTTACGGAGATCACATGGAAAAGCAAAAGCATATTTTTATTGCAACACCTATGTATGGCGGTCAATGCACTGGGGTTTATGCTCAGTCCTTGATCAACTTGATTGGCACCCTAGGCCAGCATGGTTACAAGACATCCGTATCTTTAATGTTCAATGAATCACTTGTTACCCGCGCACGTTGCAACATGGCCTATCAGTTCTTGGAAAGTGACGCAGATTACTTATTCTGGATTGATGCAGATATTGCGTTTAAGGCAGAGGATGCAGTCCGTATGCTGGAAGCGGACAAGGACGTAATAGGTGGAATCTATCCAAAGAAGGAAATCAATTGGCATACCGTTAGGCAGGCGGCACTGGAAGGACAAGAGAACCTGAAAAACTTTACCGGCAGCTTCGTGGTCAACCTGCTGGATGCTGAACCATCCGTAACAGTACCAGTGGATGAGCCGTGTGAAGTATCTGCCATTGGCACGGGCTTCATGCTGATCAAGCGCGAGGTTTTTGAGAAGCTCAAGCCGCACACGCAGACTTTTGTGAGCGACATGAATTACATGGCTGGCAAGGAAATCTACGGCTTCTACCTTGATCCGATTGATCCTGAGAGCAAGCGCTTATTGTCGGAGGATTACTTCTTCTGTCACCAGTGGCGCAAGATTGGCGGCAAGATTTACGCTGCCCCTTGGTGCCGTTTAGGTCACATGGGAACGTATCTGTTTGAAGGAGGCTTACTGCCGAGTGAGTAAAAAAACCCCGCCAGAGGAGAGGCGGGGTAAGAGCCTAGGGAGAAAAGGCTAGGCCAGCAGGTACTATCGTTTCGTCTTGCGTGCAGTCTTGGCAGACTTACGGAATGCAGCTTCGGTGGGTGCGCCTTTGGTGCCGGGCTTTCTCATGCGCTCACCACTCCCCGCTTTGATTCTGGCACGCTTTTGATGAATGTTTGCGTACAGTCCTTCTTTCATTTGATCCCCCAAAAGTATAAGTCGTGAACCGTATCATTACTTATAAATTCATATCTTTTGAATACGCTTAAATCTATTTCCTGCCGCACATCTTCTTCAGTCAAGTTGCGGTAGTAGTCACCGCAGAATGGCGCATCATGAGGGCTAGTGCGTGGTGTGCCATGTTCCTTGCGTCCAGTGGTAGCACAGCTAAAGAATACCAAACCTGACGCCATCCTGATCATGTTCTTTAGTGTCGCCACCCATTCAGGATTATGCTCAAAACACTCACAGCTTGCCACAACGTCAAAAGTACCATCAGCATAGGTGAGGTCTTCGCCTCTAGCCACCACATCAACGTCGGCTCCCTCGCCAAGATCAACCCCAACATAGGTGCATTGCTCAAAGAATGGTCTTATTGAACCGTTAATGTTTAGGCTACCTATCTCCAGCACGTTCTTGCGAATGAAGTATTCAGGAAACTTAAACCGCAGACTAGCTACAAAATCCAACTGCGCTTGATGACTCATTTAATCCCCAAATACTTTTTCACCTGATCCAAGATCATTAGCTGCTGTGGCGTGTAAAGCTCTGCCGCATTGTCGCCAAACTGGTTAAAAGTGTAACCTCGGAATATCTCTGGCAATCCGCTGGATTCATACCAGTCTTCAAAAGGGCGTGTTTCGCCAAAGTTTTCCATGTGATACTTGTATCGTTCTTGCATCACTTTGGGATCAAGCGACTCACGGAACTGACCATAATACTTCTTCAACTCTGGATCAGCTTGCACGCCATAATGTGATACATAGTCACCAAGAATGTCGATTGGCTTGACGTTAGGACGGAATACTTCAATGCCAACTCTACCCATTGGCAAAGACTTAGGCCGAGGCATCTCAGGCGAACCCGGCTCATCCGGTGGGTAGAACTCCAAAAACCTAGTTTCCTTTGGCTTTGGGTTGTAAACGATGTCTAGCTCTTTGTCTTTTAGGTATGGGAAAGCAGTTTGCGCCTCTGACAAAAAATCAGGCGTGCGCTCTTCTGTCATTGCCTCCATTACCTCATTGTCTTCTATCTGCAATTCCACCTCCGTAGCGACGCCTTTGCCCGTGTCGCTGGCCCTTTAGCCTTACGCACTACACCAGCCATACGCGCACAGAAACTCGCCTTGCGGCCTGCATCCTTCTTCGTCCTTGGATTAGGCGCAGGGGCTTTGAGATTGCTGCCAGTCTCACGGTTGTACTTGGCTCTACCCTTCGCAGTCAAGCCAGCACCCTTGCTTACAGGTAGCTTCTCACCGCGCCCAATAGCTAGACTGACACCCTTTTTAGCCATCAGTAACTCCACACGTTAGGTCTAGGTGGTGTTTGTACCGTGTCCACATGGATGAATCGACCAGTACCCTTTTGCTGCACGCCAATGCCAGTAAAGCCTAGCTGCATTGCCAGCGTCAAGACTTCATGTGCAGCCCTACCATCCACGCTAATGTCAGCAGCCATGCCAGTGGTATGTGCGCCAGAGGCCTTCTTAGCCGCTTCAATCGGATGCTTTGGGCAACGATAGCCAGAGCTAATCCGCATGGGTTTGCCATACAAGTTGCGCAACTCTTGCAGCTTTTCCATGAACTCAGGCTTCATTTCGTTCTTACCGCAATGCTTGCAGTCAAACTCAATGGCCTGAAAACTGGGGTACTTTGACCAGTCCATCATTTAGCCGCCACTCCCTGAATCTTCTCGACGGTACGCAAGGCACCGAGCCCTAGCATTCCCATCAGCACCGGCAGCATTTCAGACAAGTCGGCAGGACTTAGGTTGATGTCGTAGTGAGCAAACGCTGCAATGGTCTTGGCAATGCTAATGCCAATCCAGTTCCAAGCACAGGCAGCACCACATATCCAGCCGATAAAAGGACGCCAGCCAGAAACAAAAACGGAAGCACTGCCAGCTTCCACTTTGTTAATCTCTAACTGCCCCATGATCTGCTGCAACTCACCAGACTGTTGCAACTTAAACAGTTCTAGCTTGGCAGCAGCGGCCTGCGTTGGATCAGGCCACACCCGGTCTATGACTTTGCTGCCAATGTTGAGTATGGCGCTGATAGGATCGAGCGACATTACAAACCCTCACCCGGCGTAATGTACAGCTTGGCGTTATTGTGAGGCGCAATGATGCGAACGTAAGTGGTCTTGCCGGGGCCAACCTGCGGCCCTGTAAATACCTTCTCCGCATACGGCGCAATCGCTACCACAGCAGCGCCACTCTCAGTGGGAATGGTTGCAGTAATGTTGGCAGTCTGACCATAGGCCACGAACACTGGATCGTTCTTGTCCGGGTTGAACACAAAGTATTGGTTGACCGGGCTAACCGCAGTGATCGAGACAACATTACCCTCAGTGTTTGCAGTGGCAGCAAGCGCTACCACGCAATTGCCCATAGGCTGAAAAGCAATGTTGTTAGCCATTAGATGATCCTTTTACCGCCAGCGTTACCCGGCTTCGAGGTTGGTGACTTCTTTTGATCAGGCGAATCAGAGAAGCACTGCATACCCATGAAGCCCATCGGATTGGTGCGCGTAGGCTTGCCACGACCATAGGTGTCAGAGATAGACGCTTGGCGATACGCTTCGCCTGCGCTGCCCTTGTACTCGCTATTGTCTGACATCATCACCGTCGTGCTAGTTTTGTTTATGTTAAGTTTCATGCGATTTCCTTTCAACGATCATGCACGGCAAGTAAATAAAGACAGCAAAGAAACCAGCCATTGCCATCCTTTCCCATGTTGGCATCACCATTGTCCAGCAAGCCAACACAAAGCAAAACAGCAGAGCAACGAACGTCAATACCTTGTGTGATAAAACATCCATTGCAATGTTAATAATCTTTAACGCAGCCCCGTCAACCATCACTCATCTCCTTCATCGTCAGGATTAAAAAATCCTTTGCCCCATTCATCGTCACTGATCTTTTGCTTGATCTGCTCTAGCTTTAACACCCGATCAAGCACCTTGGTTTTATCAGTAAGTGATGCTGTTGAATCATTCATCGTTTGTTTGAGTAGGTCATAGATAGCCTGCTCAAGTTCTGGATTCAGCCCCTTTTGTTTTTTCATCGCTCCATTTTCCGATTGTCACGTTTCTGACGCATCATGGTAGTCCGAACGCTAACCAGCATTGGGCCACCTCGCTTGTCTGCCATTTGCTTGGCAGATTCTTTCATCCGGCGTAACTCTTCCACGCCAGAGTTCATCTTCTCATTGCTATTACCATTGTCGTAGTTCATCGCTTGCTCCCTCTCTTCATGCGCGATTTACC